ATAATCAAAAGGCAGTGTGTATTTGTTAGAATTTTTATACGGAATATCGCAATAAACAATACGATTCTGTGCAAGTGTAACTTGCTCATAATCCAACGATTCCAACGATTCCAACGATTCTAACGATTCTAACGATTGTAAACGTTCTAATGCTTCTAAACTTTGATTCTGTATGTGTCGCAACTTCAATCTTTCTTTTACAGTTCTTGTTATTTCCTGTCTGTCAGTCAGATTGTGATCTATTTTACCAATAATCTGTTCTAACTCGCCAAAGTCATGGAACAATATTGCTTTGTGCAAAATCCGTTTTAAAGGCTCAATCTCTTTTGAATAGCAATATGTTTGTAAATCATTCCCAAAACTAAAACATATTGCCGCGTATGGATCGCTGTCTTTCAATCTAAAAAAATCCTCTCGTGAAATCCATCTATTTTCATTTTTAAATTTCCCGTGAACTGCCATCTGAAAACCTTTGAACACCACAGGATTTATCTCATTGTAAACAATATGTTTCCATTTACCTGATAACGCCGCACAATGCGTTATCGCTCCTCCGCCGCCAAACAGGTCGTACAGCCATTCCCCTTCCGGCAAAAAGTTTATGATCTTTTCTGCAATCTGGTTCTTGCTGCCTTTGTAGGGCATTCCCCATTTTCTTGTCATTATTTCCGTCACCCGAGTAAAATCCGTTTTGGTTATCAGACAATACAAAAAATCCGTTTTTCTGTCTGATAACCCGTACTCAAAAATTAAAAATCCGTTTTCAAAAATCCGTTTTTATTTCACGCACCTTTGATCAAGGATCTTGTAACACGCCCCTTTTGTCCGGTAGAGATTGAATGCCATGCTTTTCGGCACTGTTTCCAAAGATCCGTCAGCGCACAGCCTTTCAATAGCTGAACTCACCGCCTTTGTGTATCCGAAACGGTATCTTGAAAATACCTTCTGCTTGCTTAATATGAAATGCAGATACTTCAAAGGCACAATGCGGGCTTCTTTCATTTTCTTTATCACGTCCCATGATAAATTAGTCGCGTTGCATAACACGATCATGCTCTTTTCCTTGATAAAGCTACCGCAGGTTTCCATAACCGCCCCCGCCATCGTGCTCTCGCTGTTCAGCGTTATATTCGTATCGCCGTTTGTGATCATCGCATACATATTAGCAATATCAAGCATTACCAGCCGCATCGCCCATGCCATGTGCTGTATGTTGATCACCGGATTGTTATGATTCTGACTTACGGCGCAGACCCCGGCTAACTTCAGGATCTTTAACTGACAGCGGTTCCATGCCTGCCGGTAATGTTCAGCGTCCCCCGCAGCGTCCAGCATGGTCATGCACCACCGCTCGATCATATCGTTAAATTCCTTTGCCTGATCGGACATCTGTATTGTAACAAATCTTGATTCGCCGCCGGATTGTCCGGACAGACTGTCCTCGTCTATGCAAAGGTTGTTAAGCTCGTTCAGCACATAGTCGGGCAGCGGCATGTTCAGCCCCGCATAGTTCTGATAAACGCTCTTGCCTTTGTAGGTTATTGTCAGAAAACGGCTTAAAAATCCGTCTGCTGCCATGGTAGGCGTTAACGCATCTGCAAGGCCCCCTATTGTAGTCTCACCCACAAGACTGAAAGCCGGTGCGTTTACTTCGCTTACGTTGTTTTCAGAACTTGAATAAGACATGCCGCTCAATACATCGCCTCTTGCGGAACTCGTGTAAAGTCTCAAATACTGGCTTCTTAATCCCTGCGCCTGAGCGTCCCTTGTATTGTCAGCCATATTTGCGAGGATCTTGCCAAATTCCTTTTGAAAGTTTACAAAGCTCACATACAGTTCCACCGGTATTCCGAAATTATTCTGTTTCTGTCCCGTTGTGGCCCCAGCCTCCTGAGCGCATCTTTTCACCAAAGCCTGAGCGGAAACAAAATCATCATCAATGATATGCCTTTTAAGCCGGCTCATAGGGTATCGCTGCTTCATCTGGTAAATAATATCGTTTTTGGTTGTGTGAAGGCCCTCTTTTCCGATACCCGAACGGGCGCATAAGATAATGTAATTATTCAGCCCGGCATTTGTCGGAAGCTGGAACATCTTTCCGGTGATCCCTGACATTATCGCAAGCACGCTGGCTAAACTCACTTCCAAAATCGGCTTTATGCGGGACTGATAGCTCCATTTCACAAGCTCGTACACAAGTCCGGAGCTTACCGGCGGCACAATAAGGGCGTTGTTGTCGCTTATGCTGAAACCCTTTGTGCAGATATAGCCCATATCTAACAGCCGCTTGTATGACGTGTCCTCGTCTGAATAAAACGGCAGAAATTCCGCATCGGGCGTAACCCCGATCTTTTTAAGCTGCGTTACAATTCCGCATGCAAGAATTGTGTCGGCAAAAAGCTGCTGCAAGGTGTAATCGGGATCGGTTTTCTCATTCTGCCATTTTGAATTGACAAGAATTGTTTCCGCGTCCACCCCTAAATATTTCCGGTTTATAAGCTCGTCAACAAGGGCTTTCTTTTCCGCTTCGGCTTCAAGTTCTTCTGAGGAAAATTCCGTTTCCCCGTCAAAATTCGCAAGCATGTTTTCCGCTGTCTGTTCATGCTCGTCAAACGGCAATGCGCTTACTGCGGCTTCATCAGCCCGCACCCGTTCCACCATTCTGTTAACATAATCCGTTCTGGTTGCTTTCGGTCTTTTGGCAAGATCTGACTGAGCAAAAATCGCTTTTACCGCAGCATCATTCGGACAGTATTTAGCCGCTATGCTTATCAGCATGAAATCCGCTTCTGAACGTGACGGAAAACTTAACTTAAATTCCGGATTCCTTACCGCCTTTTCCGGATCGGCATAGTCGTAATTACATCTGTCATTAAACAGTTCATAGAAATTATCGCATTCCGGACTTGCCGTGATCTCGCATATAGTCCAGTTGATCAGGCTGCCAAGTTCTTCCGTGTCGGCAATTTTTATTTCCGTGTCCGGATCGGCGGGATCGTCTGGTGAGACCGGCTTTTTCAGAATGGCGCAAAGTTCGTCCAGTTCCTTTTGCCGTTCGCATATTTCCCCGGAATTTCCCTCAACCATGTTTTCAGTCATAACGGCAAACCGATCCTGCGAATACAGTTCAAATCCGTTTATGCCCCGTTCCCGGTGAGCCTTGCCGGAACGGATGCCGGAGGAGCCGGTTTTTGATGTGTTCGGGTATTTCACGGGATCAATAAAACCTTTGATAATGACGTGATAGCCGTTCCCGGATACGGAGCGCTCGGTGTATGAGTTAAGTTTTTCGATCCACTGATCCTGATACGCAATTTCCTGCGGGGTGATGCTGTCTTTCCTGTCAAAATCCGCAATGGTTAAGCCAAGATCCTTTGTGAATACAAACCCCATGCAGAACTGCACATCACGCTTGATCGGGAAAAGCATAATGCTGTTGCGGCAGATCTTGTCCGCTGCGGAATACGTGAGCCATGTCTGGCGAAAAGGTTCCGTTGCCCCGGTATTCACCAAGTCCCCGGAATAAACCTTGCTGCCCTTTTCATTCACGGTTGCCGTATATTGCAGCCACAGATCGTCCCCGTTCTGAATATAATCCTCATTCCCCGGTTCAAAGTAATCCGGGTAAACTTTTTTAACCTTGTCGATCCATTTCCGGCTGACGGTCAGCGGAATTTTCTCTCCGGTTTTTCCGAAACAAAGGCACCACTGTTCGATCCCCTGCAAATCCTTAATATCCATTATTGTCTCCGAAATCATACGAAACTATCCGATTATACCCGTTTACGGTTTTTACCGTGATCTTTTTCGGTTCTCTCATTCCCCCAGTCAGGCACATCACAAGAAGCTCCTGAGTGTTTGCCGGTATTGCCCCCGTCTTGCTCCGGATCCTGATCCATTCCTTTGCCGCATTCTGCACAAAGCTTTTCGGCGTTTCCAAGTTGATCCAGTCCTTTGCCGCTGTTTGCACACCTGTATGATAGGTAACAAGCAACTGAACGCCGTTCTTGGTGTTAACCTTTGCGTATCTGATCCTTGTTATTTCCACCACCCGCTCGGTTTCCTCCCTTTGCTTGCGTTTGATAATTTCATCAAGGCTTGCATGAGCCGTGAGCTTGGTTTCGGTCGGAAATTCATAATCGCAGGACGGACAGAATTTAGCGGATGCGGGGGCGTAACAATGGCACTTCGGACAAACCTTTACCGGAGCCGTTCCCTCACCTTCATGCTTTCCCTTGCCCGTTTTCTTTTTCGGCTGCAAAGGATCGTTTATGCACCCAAGTCTTGCCACGTTGCCCGCAAAATCCAGCACAAGGCAGTTTTCCTTATTCGGAGAATACCTTATCCCCCGCCCGCACGCCTGAATATACAGACTCACGCTCTGAGTAGGTCTGAGCATCACAAGGCAGTCAATATCCGGGTAATTAAATCCGGTGCTTAATACGTTTACATTCGCAACCGCCCGATAAGTCCCGTTTTTAAAGCCCTCGATCCTCTCCCGCCTTGTAGTCATGTCAAGATCGCCGCTTATCACAACCGTATTGATCCCTGCCTTGCACAAATATTCAGTTACGTGCTTTGCGTGCTCAACCCCGGTGCAGAATATAAGCCAGTGCTTTCTGTCCTTTGCAAGCTGTATGGTTTCATTCAGCGCCGCCCTTGTAACAGCGTCCGTATCAACCGCTTGCTGCAATTCCTTTTCAATGTATTCGCCGCCTCTCGTCTTTACGTTGCTTACATCGATCTGAAATTCCGGCCTCCTCGGTATCGCATCGCACATGTAATGATTCTGTATCAGCCAGTCAAACATTTCCGGCGTGCACATATTGTAAACGATATGGTCAAAAATTCCGTTTTCCGTGATCCAGCCGCAGTCAAGCCTGAACGGGGTTCCGGTAAACCCGACAACTTTCAGTTTAGGATTCACCTCTTTCAGCCCCTTGATCAAACGCCGGTATGTGGTTTCTTCCTTTACCGGCACAAGATGGCACTCGTCTATTACAAGACAGTTAACCTTGCCGAATTTTTTGTAAGTCTCCGGTTTCGCTATGCTTTGAACTCCGCAGCACAAGATCCGGTTTTCTGTCTGCTTTTTGTTCAGACTTGCCGAATAAATACCGATAGGCGCTCCCGGCCAGTATTCCACAATAGCCTCGTAATCCTGCTCAATAAGTTCCTTTACATGCGTTACCACAAGCACCTTGCTCATATAGCGGTCGTACATGTCAAAGCACCGCCTTATAAACAAAGCCATTGTGAGGGATTTTCCCGATCCCACGGGCATCACGGCAACCGGGTTGCCCTCGTTCCGGTTGGCCTGCCAGTATTTGAAAATGCTTTCCACCGCATCGATCTGATACTGCCTCGGCGTTATCATCGCCATATT